TGGCCACTAAAGTAAAACTACCATTGAAGTATGCACCCGCGGAATCCGGAATAGTGGCGTAATCGTCTTTCCCGTCAAATTGCAAATACCAAGGCATTTCACTTCAACTCCCAAACGTCGCCGATTTCACAAGGCAGGTTTTGATCCGCCGCGTGATAACAGTCATGCACGCGGGTCCGCGCGCTTTTGAATTGTTCCCGGCGGTCAGAGATAAACACTTTGAGCCAGTCATGGAATGTGTTGGCATCGGAAATCGTCCGAAAGTCCACACTGACAGCCAGTGTCGGCTCTCCCTCATCGTTCTGGCCGTCATTCACCTGGGCGTCATTGGTGTTGTATTCGAAGAGTTTCTGGCGGATTTCTAGCTTCATAGTTTCGATCTGCGCAGCGTCAACACCCACGGAGGTCATATTTACCACACGGTGCATAGCCTCCTCATTGATCACAAGTTCGCCCGCCGGGACGCGCACAAAGTCACCAACGCCGATCAGTTTTTCGATCTCCAACGCGCCGTAATACAGACCGTTACCTCCCGTTTCAGCGTCCATCACCATTACGTGCGTGACGGTTCCCCAGTCCACTGTGGCCTGCGCAAATTCGATGTCGTAGGCGTTTTCGCAATATGATCCAGACTCATCGTCGTCAGCAGCGGCGGTAAAGGTTACGGGGAGACGAGTATAGGCTGGATCGCTAATTTCGTTCGTCTGCGCCCCTGCCCGGCCAGGATTCGCAGTAAACAAAGCTAAATATAACGTCGCAGGAGGCGTAAAATTCTCGCCCAGCAGTACGTGGTTAAGAAGTTTCTTTTCCAGATAGGCAGTTTTCGCAAAATTCATTTAATCACCTCATTCTGGCATTTTAATAAAGCTAGGCCCCTCAACCCTGATCACGCCTTTCCGGTCGGCGTAGGCTTGCCCCAGGCAACGCTCGACCACTTTCCGCAGTGCCTCCCGGTGACTGCATGGCTCCATCCAAAACCACTCCACCGCGTGCTCTTGCAGTTCTGGATCGACCCAGTATTCATCCGATGACAGCCCCGCGTCTTGGAGGATGTGAGTCGCCCGGTCGTAGAGGTTGGCGTTATGGACAAGCGGGCAGTTGTAAGTAGATTCGGCTAGGATCTGCATTCGGTCCCGGGCAGTGGTATCGGCATAGAGTTCCTGCTCCGGCACCGTCCATTCCTGGGTCCAAAACGTTCCTAGCGGTTGGTATTCCACAATCCCCGAGGGTAAGACCGGACCGATCCACACCCGGATCTTTCGATTTGGCTTCATCAAATTGTGATAGGGCGAATGGATATTGCCTTCGACAAAGCGGTCATCGCGGTTCAAAAGCCGGATATCGATTTCATTACTTGTGATGTTCCCAATCGGAAGACTGCCAGTCGAGTATTCGCGCTCCTCCAAGAGCGTAAGAAGAAGAATGTCATCGCCGTCATAGATTTCTGAAACTGATGTGAAAAACTCAACGATTTTGGCGTGTCTGCCCGGATGGGACCATTTCTTGATGTAGAGCTCCATGCGCGTGACGTCGTGCAGGTTAGCCCCTTCGATGGATTTCTGCCAGTAGATGTCTGGATTGTCCGTTACGATTTCGGTATGAACCAGGGCGTTGGTATCGTCGTAGAGCTTGATCTCAAAGTCGACTGGCCACTCCCCGCGCTTTGAGTCGCCGATCACTTTCAGCCCAAAAACCGGGCGCGGTCTAAACCGGACGGTCAGCCGTGGGTAAGGCGTGGAAAAAGAACCATCCGCTCCCGACATCTTCCGGCTCCACCAGCCCATCTGGTACACCCGGGCCTGCTCTTCGGTGTCTGGGGCAAGATGGTATGTGCCATCCAGTTTCCATGTTCCGTCTAAAGCTGCATATTTAAAGGCCGGTTCCTCTTTAGAGTCAGCTGTTTGTTTTGGCCAGGAGATCCGCGCTTCTTCGCTGGCGGTAACCTGGATCGATTGGTCGATGTATGGATCAGTCCAGGTGATCTCCACCCGGGCGCGAAAGTCCCGGACGTCCGCCCGGACAGCTTCGAGATATTCGTAGCTGACTGGCAGCATGGCTATACCTCCTCCATCGTGATGGTGACGTTCTGGGTGTAGCGGGGGCGAGGGGTGAATATCTCACGCGGGAGGGACATGATATAGGCCCTTGCAGTTTGCGGCCCTTGGATGTCGATATATTCGAATGTCACCGGACGTCCGGACCGGTAGGCGTTCAAAAAAATCAGGGCCTGTTCGGATGTCAGGCCCTGGTAGGCGAGGGTAAAGCGCCTTTTGATTGCAATAATGTCTCTGGTCATGCGCCCGGTAATGGTTCGCTCTGTCCGGGAGATTTCGATGTATTCGATGGCAATATTCTCTCGCGGCGTGGGGATTGTTTGGCCGTTGAGTTTCAAGACCTGCTTCATGTTGGCACCTCCCCTAAAATACGCTGCTTGTGCGAATATTCGTAGCTGAAGACCTTTTGGGCCAGCTTCTTATATCCGCGTTCGTCGGCAATCATAGCGCCAATATGGAAATGGAATTCCATTTTTCCGCCTTGCCCCTGCGGCAAATGCGCGGCGATTCCTTTCCCGATTTCGGCAAACACCTGTGAATTGAGAGGTATGACTGCTTCGTCGTGTCTCCCTTCGCCGATGAGGGCCATGGTTGGGGCGACGACCTTTCCGCCTTCTTTTAGTGCAGGTAAGGGTTTCGCTGCTACCAGCGCAGCCTGTGCTGCACCCATCGCGCCAATTGTTCCGGCCAGAATCAGATTGGGCAGGGCTTCGATGATAGCGCGCGCGGTGTTGATTGCGATGCTAAAAAGCGACGATGCTTTTTCCATCTCCGCCTGTTTGCGCGCCGCTTCGCGCTTCCGCTTGTCTCGTTCTTCGTCTAGTTCTTTGAGAGCTGCCTCTTTCTCCTCTTCGTCGAGCAGGCTTGCTTCGATTGCGTTTTTCTGCTTCTGATACCAGTTTTCGATCTCCTGTTCCCGATTGGAAAAAGCTTGGGAAAAAATATTCCCGATCCGTCCCATGATGTCTTGCGTGGTCGCGAGCTGGTCAAGCATGGTCTGGCGGTGTAGTTCGCGCTTTTTCTGTTCATAGTAGTCTTTGATCGCAACCTCAGACGCGCCAAGCTTCTCCGCCTTTTTAAGCGCTTCCTTCATCTCCGCTTCGAGTATTGTCATCCGGTCCGCGGATGCCTCGAAGTATTTTTTGTTCCATTCCTTTTCAAAAGCCTCTCGCGCGTCTTTCTTTTTTTGGGCGTACTCTTCGACGATGCGGAGTTCTTCGGTTTCGTAGTATTTGACGATTTGCGATGTTTCGTGTTCTTGGTCCTCGGCGGCCTTGATTGCTTGGTCTCGCTCCATCCGGAGCAATTCTAGCCGGATGGCCGCCTGCTCTTCGTCAGTTTTGGCCATGGACTGCTGCTGCTGTAAGAGTTTCTGCCGCCACTGCTCGGCGAACTCGGCTTTTTTCTTGTTTTCTTCTTCTTGGATTTTTTCGCGCTCTCGCCGGTAGTACTCCTCAATAGCGGTCGTATCAGCTTGCAACTCCTCGGCCTTAGCAAGCGCTTCTTTTTTCTCCGCTTCCAAGAGCTCTAACCTGGTCGCGGTTTGCTGGAATAGCTTTTTGGTCCACTCTTCTTCGAATTTGGTGCGCTCTTCTTGTAGCTGCTTCTCGGCTTCGGTGAGTCCTTCGGTCGAAACGGTCAGCTCCTGGGTTTCCTGATTGAGCTCGGCGGTCATGTTTTTTAGCCGCTCAGCTTCTTTTTCTGCTTCTTTGAGCGCGGCTGCCTGGGCTTTTGTTTCTTCTCTGACCTCTCGACGGTACTGGATGCTCTCCTTTTCGGCGTCGATTAAGTCTTGAAGCTTATCCCGGGCTGAATCGATGGAATCGCTCAAACCGGGAATATATTTTGCGATGACATTGATTCCGTCCAGCATAGCTTTGGTAAATGAAAGAATCATCGTCTTCAGATGTGATACGGCCTGCTGTACTCCATAGACGATAGAATCCCAGATGTTCAGCATGGCCTCTTTGACTTTTTCCCAGTTTCGCACGAGCAATATCCCTGCTGTCACCAATGCGGCAACAGCTGATATCACGAGGCCGATAGGCGATGTTAAAGCGGCAAACAGAGGGATGAGCACCTTGATCGCTGATGCTACTTTTGCGAGTATCAACAGAAGGGGGGTGATTGCGGCCACAAGCCCAGAAACAATCAAGACGATTCGTACTGTTCGCTCGTCTAGATTTCGAACCCATGCAAGCACTCCTTGGAGCGTTTGGCTCAACTTCTGGAGTGCTGGCAACATGATTCTCCCGACGGTTATTCCGAGCTGCGTTCCGGTCGCTTTGGTTGTAGCTTTCAGCTTGTCCAACTCATCATTGAATTCCAAAACATCGCCCAGAGCTTCGTCAGACATGATGAGGCCAGCGGCCTTCGCTTCTTCGCCAAGCTCTCTCAACCGGTCGGCCCCGCCCTTAATAAGTGGGTTCAGATCGCGCGCAGAGCGGCCGAAGATTTGCATGGCGATGGCGTCGCGTTCGGTTTCGTTCGCGATATTGCCGAGGGCCTTGATGGTCTCATTGAACACCGTTTCGCCATCGCGCAGCTGGCCATTTGCATCGGTGATAGCGATGCCAAGCTGGTCGAACGCCTCCTGTGCTTGTTTGTTGCCCTGTCGCGCGGTGTTCATGGTGCGAATCATGCGAGACATGGATCCGGTCAAGGTCTCCAGGCTAACATCAATCAAATCGCTGGCATATTGGAATTTTTGGAGGGTTTCCATCGACAGCCCTGTTGTGTCGGAAAGGGTATGGAGATCATCGGAAAGTTGCCCCGCCTTCACTGCCAGGGTCGTCAACGTTCCGCTGACCGCTGCGCCAACGGCAGAAAGTGGCGCTAATTTCTTTCCGAAACTCTCCAGCCTCTCGCTGATTTTACCCATCTGGTCGGCGAATTCTTTAGAGCGGTCATTGGTTTCTTTTAGCTGTTTTTCAAAGTGCTTGAGCTTGCTTTCGGTTTCGGCCAGCTCACGCCGGAAGGCTCGGTATTGCCCTTCGGTTATTTCGCCTTTCTTGAATTGTTCGTTTACTTGCTCCTGGGCTTTGCGAAGGCGGTCGAGTTTTTCCCGGGCGGTAGCGATTTGGTCCCCAAGCAGCTTCTTTTTCTGGGCAAGCAGCTCGGTGTTCCGTGGATTAAATTTCAGGAGGCGGTCGACTTGGCGAAGTTCGGACTGGATATCTCTAGATTGTTTGTTGACATCAGCCAGAGCTTTGCTCAGCCCCGTGGTTTCGGCCCCAATAACTACATTGATCCCTTTGATTGTCTCTGCCATTTCGATCGCCTCCTAGCCCAGCAATCTGTCAATATCGGCCTGGGTTGCCCATCGCTCGCCGGCTGCGTCGTCACCGACAAAAACATCAACAAGACGGACGAATTCATCGGTGGTAAATTCGTTCAGTTCCGCAAGCGACAGCCCCATCTTCTTCGCGTTTGCAATCATGATCAATTCAAGGTCTTTTTGCGGTTCGCCCGAATCACTTTGACTTTGCGGGCGGCTTAGGTCCTCCGGTCTGACCTTGACGAAAAAACCCGTTTTCGATTTCTTCCATGACACCCAGGATCATGTTGTCGTCGCCAAGGTTCATGTACTCAAATTGGGCAAGCCACTCCTCAAAACCGGGAAAGGGCTTGCCCATGCCGACATATAGCTTGTTCATGACCCAGATCAACTGCAACAAAATAACGGTGTCCAGCTTAGATAAGTCGTTTTCGGCCCTTGACAGCTTCACGGCATCAGCCGTTAAATCACTCCCAAACTCTCTTTGATAATAAAGAAAGCCTAAAGGCGTTGCCTTTAGGCCTATCTTTTTCCCACCGATTTCTACGGTTCTCAACCTCCGCCACCTCCGCCGACAATCATGTCAGGAACGACGACTTGATCGAAGAACGCATCATATGCCGCTTGGTTGGTTTCGCCCAGTTCCATGACCCCTTTGACGATCATCTTTCCATCAATGTTGATCGGCAGGATACGGAGAGAGAGGGTTTCGGTCGCCGGGTCAATAGTGTCTGTTTTGGTGGCGTGTTCTTTTCCTGGACGGCTGGCTTTGCAGTTGTAAAGCACGGTCCGGCGGTTCTTTTTGTCCCCCTTGACTTCGAACATCAAGGCGAAGGGCTTCTGTTCTCCGTCGGCAATCTCTACCAGCATCCCGTTATCGTCGATTTCCCAGCCCAGCATTTCGGCCAGCACTTCGTCGGGGATCAGTGCCATTTGCAGGTCGCCGGTATAGCCGTCGTTGTTCGTGTGCGTGAAATAGGTCGTGTTGTCGGCGTAGAAGGTGGATTCTCCGCCTTGGGGGTCGGTTGAGAAGTTCACCGCGCCAGGGATGTGGATTGGGTCATCCCAGGTCGGAGTCTCTTCGTCGAGCATAAATGCGACATGGACCTTCTCAAGACCAAAAGTGATCTTGTTCTGACTCATTTCTTCAACCTCCTATCAGTTGAATGTCGTAAACCAATTGAAAAAGACCCTCGCTTTGCAGGAAGGTCTCTGTTTTGGAGTATGGAAGCCCAAGCTCTTTGAGCTTGCTTTCGACCAGCTTTTCTGTGTCCGGGTCTTTGTTTTCGGTATAGAGTTCGACCTGGAAATTGTCGATCTCTACGTAGTTTTGGTTTTCCGCCATTAGGTCGCTTTTGTAGGTGAAAAGATAGACGAGAAACGGGGGTTTTTGCGGGGCTTTGAATGCTCGATATGCAACCGGCAGGCCGATTGATTTCAGCGCTTGATATAGCTCTTCCAGCGTCATTTCTCAACCCCCATTCTTGATGATCTCTTGTATTCGCTTTTCAAAGCGACCGATGTGGCGTTCGGCTGCTGGCCGGACATGGGATCTGCCATCGACTCGTCCGCCATTAACTTTTGCGTGCCCTTTTTCCAGCAGATGGACTAGGCTAGGCTTGTTCTTGTTATGGACGATTCGGCGATATTCGCCATGCTTTGTTTCTTTTCTGCTGGTCCAGCCTTTGGCATATTCGCCGGTATCCTTCGGCGAGGTAATCCTAAGCTCAGCGACCATTTCTTTCGCAGTAGCGTCAACTTCACGCTCGATGGCCGCGGATACATCTTCGGTGTACTGCTGCACTGCAAGGGTGATTTCTCCGGCCAGTTCGTCGATGGAGATGTTAGCCATCGTCAACCACCCCGCTTTGCAAGGCTTTGATTTTAAGCCACATTCCGTCATCTTTGAGCGGGTCGATGTGTTTGATGTCGAAAATCTTTTTGCCGTCGATAATTCGATATTCCACGGTGTTCAGCTCGTCCAAAAATGGTACGTATTTGGCCGTGTATTCGATGGTATTCTCTTCGTTGACCGCCCGCGCCGCGTAGTATTCGCGCCCCCAAAGACTGGTTCGCTCGACCCGGAGGGTTTTCCAGTTTTCCCATGTCTCGATTGGGTTGCCGATCGCGTCGAATCCATCGGTCTTTTTCTGGATGACGATCTTTCGCCGCCGGACTTTGGCGAGGTCTTTCATTACCTCGGATTTGGTTTTCATTCGACCACTTCCTCATCAACCGGCAGTTGCTCAACTCCGACCATGAGCTGAAGGCGAAGGATTTCCCGGGCAAAGTTCTCCTCGAAGTATTCCGAAGCATTGTTGTATACGTAGCGGCAACGGTCGAAAAGAAGAGAGCGGGCTAGACCTTTTTGCTCAAAGTCCAGCTCCGCTCCGACTAGCTCGTCGAGATATGCTTTGCCTTGGTCTATGATGTCCTGGAGGCTTGCGTCCTCGTCGTCCCAGGTGATTTTGAGGTAGTCCTTGACTGCTTCAAGCATTTGATCACCTACTTTTTAGGTGGCGTTTTTTTGCTCTGGTTTGACTTAGTCTCCGCTTTTTCCTTCTGTTCCTGCGCTGGTTTTTCCGATACAGCCTCGACCAAAACGCCAAAGGCGGTCGAGTTTATTTCCTCGAACCGCCTTTTGCTAACTTCGATAACTTGGCCCTTTTTGTAGTTCTCTTTGGTGTATTTATCTCGGAATGTGTCGATTACCCTGGCTTTCATGACTTACGCCTCCTTCGACGTGTAGGTGATGACCAGGACGTAGGCTTCGCTTTCTGCGCCGACCGTAGAGGTGATGACGACTACGTTTTGACCTTCCGTCAAGGTCAAAGTATACGCACCTTCGCTGGCCTGTACTGCTGTGCCGTTGAGGGTGACGGTAAAGGTGGCGTTATCGTCCGCTGCGGTCACTTCAAGAGTGGCGGCGTTGTTGTCGCCAACTGATGCGACATCCGCGATAGCTGCAGTGTAATAGTGGATGTTCTTGTTGAATGTGCCGTAATCCACAGCATTGTTTTTCCCGTCTGTTAGGTCGATCCCGGATAAGCGGGCGTCAACGTAATCTGTAACGCGCACAATCGGGTAGAGCGGCTTGAGATTGCTAATGTCAAGATACAGGAAGGAGGTGTCGTCTTTGGGTCGTCCGGTTCCGTAGAGCTTGACTAAATATGTCCGTTCGTCCTCGAGGAATTTGTACTCGTCACTGTATTCGATCTTACCGCCCTTGCCGGTTCCAATAGCCATGATGTACCGCTTGGCGATGCCGAGAATCGCTTTCCCTCGCTCCATGTACGCGGATTGCACGACCCTGGTTGGGAACGGGAAAATGTTGTTTACATATGTCCCGTTCGGGGTTTTGATGGTGGTCGCAGGGAAAATCTTGGTGAAATAGTCGACCGGGTTGACAACCAGCAAGACCTCGGGAACACGCCGGAAAAGTCCATTTCTGTTAACAGCAAGCTGGGCGATTAGTCCGCCATAGGTTTCCGGGGAAAAATCCGCGATGGGGATTTCCACTTTCGCGGGCAGCCCAACACCAGGGATTGCGGCTTTGCTGACGTCTCTAATCATGCCGACAGGTTCATTGATCGCCGGGTGGGTGGTGGGGTTTGTCCCTTCTTCAGCCACGCCGCGGCCATTGATGATCCCGTCTTCTAGGCCGTTAGCGATAGCTTCGGCCAGCATGGCCCGCACATAACGGTCAAGCCACGCAGGGCCAAGGTCGAGCATGGCTTTGCAGACCGGCAGCCACGCGGAAAGTTTGGTCTGCGAGAAGTTGAGCATCTTAAACTCGGAACTAAGCTGTTTCGTGATTTCATCACAAAGCGCGCCCCAGCTTGCAAGGTGCCGTCCATCAAGGGTGCTGTACAGGTATTCGAGCATGGCCTCTGCGTCGCGGAAGTCGATGGCGGAAAGTAGCGGGTGCTCCTCGGTGATGTCCTCAAATACTGCGTCGATTACGGTTTTGGGCAGGACTTTGTCGAAGCCGGCCAGGGACTGCTTGGGGTCGCTGGACTTCATGGCTTCAATGACCTTCTGGTAGTATTGATTCTCCTCGCTGGTCAGGACGCGAGCGCCCCGGCCAATCAAGGCCTGGTTGTCAGCCGCGTTAACAAGGCCGCGAGCTTCGGCAAGTACTGCTTCTTGCAAAATCTCGCTGTACTCTACAAAAATCTTCGCAAACTCCTCAGTGTTGCCGTCTTGGACGGCCTGGTTCATCCGATTAAGGATCTCTTCTTTCTGCTGTTTTAAAGCATCAGGATTCTTCAATTCAATCTCTCCTTTTCGTTGATTTTGGCGAACAGTGCCGCCATAAAGTTTTTAGCTTTGTTTTCCTGTGGCTCGGGATCTGGGTCTGGCTCCAGCGGCGTCGGTTCTGGGTCCGGTTCAGGTTCGATGGCCTGTTGTTTCTCTTTTTGCTGGGCAATAATCATTTTAGTCAGCTTCTTTTTAATGCTCTGACCTGCCGCTTTTTTGTTTTGCCCATCGTCTATGATCGCTGTTGCAAAACCCATTTCCAAAGCATCCGCCGGGGCAATCCAGGTCTCGGCATCCATCATTTCTTTCAATGCCTCTTCAGTGATATTAATTCTACTCATGTAGGCATTGACCGAGGCCTGGTTGATGGTTTCCAGGTCGTCGGCGTCTTTTCTA